TCACTTAAGAACGAAAAAACATCTTATTATTTTATTCGTTATATGAAGACAGAGGGTATATTCTACTAGAATACTGTGACCACCAGCGATCTTGTTTATATATATCCACAGATAAATCAGGCACATATATTTTGCACTGCTTGCTAAAGTTGTATCCCAAATCATTACCATCCACCGTTGGAGGAGTTACAGATTTAACTATAAGTATCTCCATTGAATAATCATTAAAAAAATACAGCTTGCGACATTTCCTTCACTGTTTTAGGTATGATTATACTTTTCAGATTAATATTGCTATAAAACGAGCTATTATAAATACCTGTTATATTATTGGGAAGTATTATAGAAGATAGCGAAGTACAGCCAAGGAATAACTCGGTATCTACCATTCCGACAGATGTCATATATTGAAATTCATCAAAATTAGAGATTTCTGTATTGTTTCTGAATGGTTTACCAAATTGACTTGCCGTTATTTGTGACAATCTATTTTTTGTAATACCGATACCATCACCTAAAGTAGATATCATATACTCTCCCACTTCTTTATCCTTGAATCTCAAGTAGAATTCTCCAAAGACATTTAACATGAGTTTCTTGAAAGCCCCCCTCAAGCTTTCTACAGAATCCTCATAAGCATTCGCATAGACATTCAATGTACCATCCAACACAGGAAGCTCATCCTCACCAGCCAATCCCTCGCTACTCAACCCCTGATATGTACCATCCGCCAATATTGCCAGCTTATCCAACATATCTGAAGTATTATATGTCTCATTAAAACCGACAACACGAATACGCTTCAATGAATGGGTGGTTTCCTGATCTGTTTGTGAATTCATAATATCAACTAGAAGCCGAATCGGTTGCATTTTTACACAATCAACAATAAAAAAGTCACTGATAATCTTTTTGCATAAATCTATTTTCACATCTTCGTTAGTCAAAAGAGGATAGTTAGATAAAGATATATATTGATTCAAAGAGCTGAATTCCACCAATTCAAGTCCACCTCCAAAAGGCAATTTGATTTGGGATAAAGATGTTCCATCAGCATATACTTCTTTCAAATGCGTACACGCGGTTAGGTTCAGAGCACCACTCAATTGCCGGATATTGGACAATATCAGTTTTTGCAATGAGACACAATTGGATATTGTCAATGATGAAATAGAAATGGTTATCGGCTCTGTTTTATGCCCCAAACGTATTTCACGCAACATTTTACCCTGAATAACCATCGACCCCTGCACATTTTTATCATGCCAGTCACCAATATCCTGCAAATAAGAAGTTCCTTCAATTGCATTTTGCTGATCTCCAGAACCTGAAAGTTCTATTTCCATTTCACATACTTCACCAGCCTTCGTTCGCTTTCCTTTAATAATTGAAGTACCGTTGGAAATAGCCGGATACATATCCATAGCGGGTGTAAGCGCATATTTTATCGTATTTCCGGCAGCACGCACAGTTATAGTATCAGTACCGGCAGCAGAGAATAAACCAAACGAGTATTTACTCATCATATAAAGAATACGCTTCGTAATCCACCGTTGTTCAGCCAAATAGTGATCGCCTAATGACTGGGTAATTGGATCTGTATCATTTGAATAGATACCTCTATTATATGCAAGCTTACCATTTTCATAGCAATATTTTGCATCAGCATTATAGCCATTTGCCGGAAAATACTCCTGTGCCTGGTCGAAGTAATATTTCTTATAGAAAGCATATATCTTTTCAAGGTCATTTCCAGATTTTAAGCCACCGAGTTCCTGCATTGCACTCATAGACTTACGCATACTTGTGATTTTCTCTTCCGGGAAAGCAAGTTCCATCAAATTAAAGAAGTTATTCGTTTCGCCATTCCAAATTGCAGCTCCGGTTTCATCCAAATCGTGCGTTTCAACACTATATTCTTTGTCAGGAAGTCCTCTATTAGTTGTGTCAAAACGAGTATCCGCATCATCCACACGCCATCGCCATCTTGAAGTTTCAGTACCAAAACAGTAAGGATATGTATTCTTAGCACGCTCATCTGTTCCGGCATTAAATTCAACATTATTCATAAAGTACAAACAGTCGTCAATATCCCAGTATTGAGCAGCTTCTTGCCTGAACTTAGCTATACGAGCATTAATAAATAAGGTATTCATTTCATTATTGCTCTTCCCTGTCAGATCAGAAATAGAAAGTCCATACCCTTTGTCAACAAGTTGGGTCTTCAAATTAATAGTGCCTTCACCGATATCCGAAGGAATGAATTTTCCTTCAGAAGCTTCATAATAATATACGTCAAATTGATTCGGATCACCAGACTTCGCAATCCAAAATTCATAAGGTTGCACACGATATTGAGACATATCTGCATTCAACTCATCCGGAGTGCCCTCAAATGGAAGCAGACGAGGAGAACACTGATATACATGATTATAGGTTGGTATCCATTTACTTATATTCTCGACTTTGCCAGCTCCAAAATTAATAGAGTTAGCTCCATTATACTGCCATGCCTCTTTGTCTGCATTATATACGATTCTACCACTGTTGGGGTTCCAAGGCACACGAAACAGGGTCAATAATGGTGAGTTATCAGAGCCCTCAATACTTAGCAAACCCGGAAACATATCCGTATCATAACCAAATGTATTCTTATCTCCTTTATCCGGACCAAATGTATATAAACCTCTGAAGGTATATACAGTTTTCCCTTCATCATTGATGGACTTCTCGAAACAGAAGAAAGGAAGTTCATACACTGATACACGTGCATCAGCATACTTTTCGGTTAACATCGCTTCGTTTCTTAACCCCACCTGTTTATATAAATCCGTATATGAATTGACAGCGCCAATCTTATGAGACTGCATACTTGAAGCAAAGTTTTTCTTTGCGGTAAACTTTTCTCCCGCAGGAATCCAAGGAACCATCTGCCAGGTCTTTTTGCTTGTACTCCCATCCGCATGAGTAATCACAGAGAGGTTTTTATCAAGCTTATAACTGGTGTTCCATATCCAGTATTTCATAGAAGAGGTTCCCTGCCCTTTAGCTGCTACATTACTGATAGAAACATTCCATTCCGGATGGTCATAGTAATAAACCTCCAACGTCCCGACACGTTGTGTTTGATCTGCCATACTCGGAATAATTGTATCAAACACAATAACGTTATACTGATCTACTGTATTGTTAAAGTCAATTTCAGAACCATTCGCATCAAGAATATCATTAGCAAGCTTGAACTTATCTTTTTCTTCTGTAGTAGACATCCAGTTCACTAAGTTTGTCTGTACTCCCTGTGAAGTCAGTGCCGAATCATATTCACGAATACCATAGACATCCACGTCAGCAGATTCGGAACCTATTGCAATGATGCCGTTATGAGCAAAATAATCATTATTTTCATAGGTGAATTCACGATTCTTTATGCCATTGATATATAAGATACAGAGATTAAATCCTGAATTTCCATAGGCATCAGGCATTACTGTCAGTGTGAGTCGAGTGCGTTTCTCTTCAAATGTGTGAAGGCTCTGCACATCCTTATCTTTCAAAGATTGAGAGTACATCACTACATCATCCGGATAAATATTCAGACCAATAAATGAATCATTTATCGGAGTAGATATGGTAATAATAGGTTTCGAAAAATCTGTCACATTTGAAATCTGATAGTCTATTTCAAAGGTTTTACCCGTTCGAGCACATTCTTTTGAGAATGGACTATAGTTAATATTCACACTTGAACCTGCAAGCATTCGGAGAGTTTTGTAGCCAAAGCTATCATCTACCCATCCATCATTTCCCCAGTTAACTCCTGACCATTCAGCTTCAATCAGGGAACCATCTATTTCATTAATCATATATTCACGATTACCTTGCCGGTTTGTTCTCGTCTTAGGATTAATATACACAACAGCTCCCGCAATAGCGGAATAGCCAAGAGAGTTGTTTACCTGGAAAGTCAGAGGGGCTGTTAGTAAGATGTCGCCACTCCTTATTGCAGCAATGATGAAGAAATCCTGATTATCAATAGTATCTATTTCAAGTGGCAATGAAAAAGAATATCTGGTAGAAGTAGAGATATTATCTTCTACTGAATTAAAGACCTCTTCACTATCCTTAGTAATTTGGAATATGGCATTAGTACTCACATTATCACCATCATACATCGTATATTCAAACAATGTGTTTTCAGACCAGTTCGTAGCTTTATCTGCCATATTATTAATTGCAATCAACTTTTCCTGTGTTCCGGACACAGCACAAATAATATTAAATGAGATTGTCTTGGTACGAATACTTCCATCCGCATTGGCTACATAAGCAGAAACTCTGAATACACCGGTTTTTTCAGGGTGCGGTATACTATAATTCAATGCTGTCTCTACAAACACATTTGTGCCAAGTGGCAATTCATAGGCTTCATTATAGTCTTTTCCTGAAATAGTTATAAATAAACCCTTAGAAACATTTCCTCCGATATTAAACGGCATAATGATATCACCGGTATAAGCGGTCCACCACTTAAAATTATTAGCAGAGATAGAAAGGGATGTCAGTTGTACTGTATATACAAAAGCCGGGGTTGATTCCTCTGTCACTTCTCCGGTAACCTTTACCATGACGTTATTTGCACCCGAAGACAAATACTCTGCAATGTCAACCTTAATCGAAACGGCAGAAGGTATATACATCTCCTTGACTACTACGTACTCGGAATTTACTGTATTTTTAACAGCTATTTGTAACAGTCCTCTCTCCCCCGTATTTTCGTAAGGATCACTAATACTATATCGTTCCTGAGATACGAATGTTAAATCTAAAACACATGGATCTCCTTTACTGGCAGACAGGTTTTTTGAGTCCAAGTTATTTACCACACGAATATTACGTTGCACCTTATCGCCTCCTGACATGGAAACAATAAAGCCAACTAAATCATCAAATGTCTTAATAGCAGTACCGTCCGTCATTTCTCCAGTGGGAATAAACATCTCCGATGCGGGAATCCACCTATCATCCTGCTTAACTAAGACAGAACCATTCCGGGGATCTTCTGTAAACTCAACATCCTCCAATTCACCCAATTTAGCTACTCCTTTGGACTCTTCCCATTCACCGTCACCTTTATAATGAAACTCTTTACCCTCTGATACTACATACACTTTACAACCTACGCGAAGACGCTCTTCAGGAAGAGAATCACGTTCTTCCAAAGTTGAGACCTCCTTATATCCTCCCTTACCATGTTTACTATCATGGGTTGGATATTTATCTTCATCAGTGCCCGGAACAATAGGAGCATATATATTTGTTCCTTTCAATTCTTCACTCATATCTACTACATTTTTAAGTTTTTCAATTTTACTATCACAATTATAATCATCACCAACATGGCAGTACCTCCAAAATCCAGTTTGAACTGTTGCCATTTAGATAGTTGCTTCTCCACCGGATAAGGAATCTGTATCGAATCTACCTTCATTAAAGTATCTGTCCTGTTTACGTACTGATATCTATACAAATACTTGTATTTATACTCACATACAGTATCTCCTTTCACCATCACATATACACTATCACGATGATATATGCTGTCATATCGGATACTATCACGAGCCCGATATTCGGTTCTTATCGTCTCGACAGGAATATATTGGGTTCTACAAGAGCTCAACCATCCCCCCAGCGTGATAAGAATAACCAATATACATGGAAGTAACTTCATCTCTTATTTTTTTCAAGTAATCTATTATTCCATCCACATGAATTTGTGTAACCATTAGTTTACCTTCATCTGATAATAGAAATTCAACATCCTTCTTGTTATCCTGAAAGAAATTTTCTGTCAGGATAGCCGGACAAAGTGTATCCCGACATATAGCCAGATTTTGCATCCAGAATAGTTGCCCAGAAACTGGTTGACGAACAAAAAGACCTTTCTTTATGGCCGTTTCAGCCAAGCATACAGCCAGATTCTTACTATTTATCGAAGCATTGTTGGATACAAATACACTCCATCCATGTGCAGACAACCAATCCGAACCCATCCCTGCAGCATTACAATGAATAGAAACTAATATAGCATTACCTCCGGTTTCTCTATAAATCGTATTTGCACGCCTACATCGGACAGATAAAGGTATATCTACCATTTCTTTAACGATCCTTTCCGCATCTATCCCTTTATTTCGTAATCCAATTATTACCATATCAGCAATCCTTCTTGTATATTCCCATTCTCTCAATTTTCCATCTGGCGAGCGCTTGCCGGGAGTATTCTCACCATGTCCGTTATCAATCAATATTCTCATAGTTGTTCCTCCTTGATTTTATTTTTAAATTTGGGTGGAATCCTTTTCAGACATTCCCATAAATCGCATCTACTCAATTCAGCTTCTTTAAGTTGCAATTCTGCCACATATCTTTTATGTATATCTTCCAAATGAGCAGATTGCTCCTCTCGTAACTCAACATAAATAGCATCAATCTTTGCATCCCGTTGAGCAATACGTTCCTCCAACCAAGCAACTTGATTACGTTCATTCTCATTCTCTGCTGCATCTGCCGCCGCATCCTCTTTCCTTGCGTCAGTCTTCCGATTAACGTAGAAGTTAACTATCCACTTGATTGCTTCCAAGCCTCCTAAAGCTCCGAGTATAGTTAGCCAGTCGTTTAGTTCCATATATACTCTACTAATCTTGCCTGTTTAGTACATCGTACCGAAATCCATCATATTTACTAATAAGAAGCGTGAGAGTATCTCCTTTAACCATTGTTACATTAATCAAATTCGCATTCCAATCATATACGTTATTAATTGTTATGTCATACGACCAAGATCTTATATGAAGGGTAAACATTAATGAAAAATCAACAGGAAGTGACGATAATTTAAACATCCTTGCGACTGTACTCTCGCTCGGGAGTTCTAAACTCATCCTGCCATTAGACCCAAGTAAAAAAACACTATATCTTGATAAATCCATATCGTTTTCACGTGCGCCATTTTCCCAATGAATATAAGTGGCAACTTTCGTACTAATGCATGCATTTGATAAGATTGGCGCATTTGATGAAATTCCATAATTTTTTTCCGCACCGCTTACATTTATCATCATACCATAATTCACGCCTCCGTATTCTTTATTTACATTATTGTTAACGATCCTACATGTTGAAGTGTAAATTCCACCCGCTGAAGCAGGAATTGTATTACTTCCTAATAACGAATAACTATCCTTGTTTCCTACACGAATAAGATCGTCAAGCAAAGAAAGATTCCCTCCATTATATTCACCACCTCCTGCGGTAATTACAGAACCTATACGTCCGTTTGATATATTAAAACCACCGATAGTCCCAGAATTAGCATTTATAACCCCATTAAAAGTCCCGGAATCAGCATTTACCTCACCAGAAAATTTATATTTCCTATTTATCGGGTCAAGCTCAAACACAATTTCATTGTTAACCAAAGCGAATATTCCCGTCCGTGTTGTCCCATCAGCAACCATGAGACAATCTTTTCCTTGCGCTATTCCTGTCAGCCATACCTTACCATTTTCATCAATGGCCTTTGTGCCTGAAAACAACTTGGGAGTAACGATATACCCTTCACCTATTTCTGTAGCATATCCATTCCATTCCTCAATCCACGGTAAAAGATTAGCATCTAGTCCATCCTTACCAGGATCGCCATCTTTTCCATCCGTCCCATCTTTACCTGGTTCACCTTTCAAATTCTCTTTCGCTTCATCTGACAAATTATCCCAAGTTAGAACAACATCCTTCATGGTACATACACACTTTTTCTTCTCCGCATTCCATACCCAAGAGATTGCACCACCAGCAATATATCCAGACTTGTCAGTACAGAACTTTGCGGAGTTGTCACCAAATTCAGCTGTACCGTCAGGATAGATGCAATACACTGTGTGCCCGTTTGAGTCAGTTCCTTTGATCATGCCGTTTTCACAGTAGAAACCTTTCAAACCTCCACTGTCAGGGATATCACCGCCGACACGGATTTTCACTTTACCGTCCCAGTTCTTGCTATTGATATCAAACATTACATCAATAGCTGGTTGTCCTGTCTCATCCGCATGAAGGTAGATAGCAGATTGACGAGCTTTATTCTGCGAGTTACCGAATTGCACAATATCATCTCCCGGAGCCGGTGGATTCACTACTATCCCCTCTTCACCCAAATCAAACTCAGATAAAGGAACTCGAATTATTCCATCTGCTACTGATTCTATCTCTACATGATAAACCTTCTGACTTCCGGTAAACTCTTGGCAACGGATAAAATCATGTTCCATAAAACTCATATCAGCATCTTCCAGCGTGATAAGATAAGCACTTCCATCTTCTGATAATTCAGCAGTCTTTATCTTCCCACAACCTTGCGTTATAGCTTGTGCACCAATAATAGCCCTCACTTTACTGATCAGCATTTCAAATACAGTAAACTGTCCACGAACACGAATCGAGTCTATTTCCAGCATCCATTTGCCTTTAACATATTCCCATATCTTCCACCCATGCCCGGCAAATCCTGACACAAAATCTTCCACATATTCTTTCACTCCATTTGCTAATTTCTGCCCGGTTTCTTTAACAGAACAAAGGAAGCCATAAAACTTACCGTTACTTAATATTGCCATTATTTTACTTCTATATTTAACACCCCTGTTTGGATGCTGTTTAACCTAAATATTGTATAACTCTCCGTATATCCATAAGCATTAGTAATCTCCCGTATCTCTTCTATCCAATCAGAATTGCGTAATCCTCCAATCCCAAACTGAATATCAGATACCATAGATGTAGGCAAAATGTAATAAGGAAACTTGCCGCCTGAACAATCAAATACAGTAGGGGTTTGTGCACGTTCCGCCCATAAACTAGGTAAAAGCAATATTTCTTCATTAGTTAGTGATTCATGAACAGAGACTCCATAATACTTTTTTAATTTAAATCCTACAGAAATAGATTTCGTATAAGTTTGTCCGTTAGATACAGCCGACAAAGCATAAGTTGTATCAGTTGTAATACCTTCATATTGTTTTGTACGAATATCAACTGCTACCGTTTTTCGATTAATTGATTGAGATGTTATATCTCTATCATAACTCCAAGAAAGACTTATCGTTTGAGTGCTACCTTTCTCATACGTAGCTCCCCCACTGAGAGACATAGTAAATGGAAAGACCTCTTCCATCAATTTCGAAATATTAGAAAATAATGTCGTGTCAACAGTCCACTCTGAAGCTCCAGAAAGACGTACTATCAAATCATTTGTTTCCGATATTTCATCTGCTTCTTTACTCACATTAGTTATTTCTCCAAGAGTCGTAATATCACTCCTTACTGATAATTCTTCTATCAATGCATCATCTTCCTCCACTAAAACCATTGGAGAAACTTCCATGATTTCTTGCCTACGAACAACAAGACCGTTGTTAGCCTCTATCAGTTCTTCAGAAATTAATCCCTTAGAGAAACTAATTAATCCGGCAGCCTCATCGGCATCAGTTCTACTTAATGCACGCTCCTCAATTTCATTAATAATTCTTTTTGAGGAAAATGTATTTCTATCTGATGGCAGAGTTTTATCATATACTCCAATCACATAAACACTAGTTCCACCTCCTCCATTTACACTAGTTCCACTATATGTCTGTCCTTTATAAGTTAGAGAATCCACTTTACTTTCTATTGCTCCCAAACGAGAATAGGCAGCAGTCTCGCCAACAGTATAAATAGGATGATCATAAGGAATATCCAAAGGCCATTCAAACCCGATAACACGGGATTGACGTCCCTCTTCAAAATAAGTTTTATTAATAAGATTTACTTTATGACCAATTTCAAAAGTACGGATATTACCCTCATTATAAATGTATATGCTATCCATCTCGCAATTATAGGTAGAAGGATCTATCATAGATTTCTTTACATAATCTTTAGCCTTTTCCAAAAGTGCTTGCTCTGATTCCGGCAACATCTGTTCAGAGATAAAAGCTGTATCAAAGCCATAAAGAATGTATGTATCAGCTGGAATTTCTTCTCCTTTTTCCGTATGAACAGCTTGGGGATAAAGCGCGTCGTCTGGGAGATAACGACCATAATCTTTATTGCGTACGATTTCAAAAGTTGTTCCGGCATCATCACTCTTTACGAGATTAATAACAAAATCCATCCCAGCAAGTAAACCTGTCTGGAATATCAAATGAAATTCGTCACCATTCAACCTAAAATCTTCTGTAAAGTTCTTTAGTCCTGTATCTTTGAAGGTATAGATAGGATATTTATTGCCGGTTGGCTTATCATCAGCCTTTTCATTTTCCCAAGTAGGATCAGGAACCACCGTAGTACTACCAATATACTTCGGATATTCATCCTCGAATACAACAATCTCTTCGATTGCTTCTTCTTTCGACATTTCAACATTATCAGGATTATCGTAACGTTCATCTTCGATGTCAATACGTTCCCCTGTGGGAGTATAACGGTAAGCATCTACATAAGAGATTCCTTCAGCAAGCATAAGACGCTTCTGAATAACGCCATTCAAAGTAAGTTCCTTCTCATCTTTACTGAAATAGTTATCGGGAACTTTACCTTTGATAATGTTGTCAATACTGTATCGATCACCCAAAGAAGCGGATATACCTTCCGGAAGGCGAATAGAATTACCCTCTTCTGGTATAAAAGTGGCATTATACACAGCCTGGTATGATTTCCCTGCGTTACTACCAGAGATAAAAGTTACCATAATAGAATTAGAATAAGCTACGGCAGGATTGTAACCATGAGTGAACATTCCAACATTATAAGTATCAGTAGTGCGCACTCGCTTTGTGCTCCACTCAGAAGCGATAGTTATATTCTGACAATCATCGGGTAGCGTAAATTCAACTACTTTACTCGGGATATCTAAATAAACACCTGTACCAGCCGGAATTTGAGGAATATTTTTCTCTTCGGAGAAAATATCCACCTGCTTTGTAACTCCTCCTGTATCATACGTAAGCCACACTCTCAATTTTATAAAATCCTTTAAACCATCAGTCCTGTCACCGCCCAAAAATTCACAAGAAAAACCGTCGACTTTTATTTTGTATCTCCCTCCTGACAAAGAATCTATCTTCCTTTTGGTAGTGACTGATGCAATGGACTGACTTTGTGGAAAGTTATACATAGCATTTGAAAAAATAGGGTTAAGGCCACCTTCAGTCTGTGTAGAAATCGGGAAATATTTATTACTCAATGGCCTTGCAGTATCAAGGATGTCTCTTCCTTCGATTTCTTTCACATCAAAGATAAGACTTTTCCGATAGCTATCAGGTATATTACGGGTAGAGCCAAAAGGATAAATACGAGTCGCATACGTTGTTTGGCTGTCACTTCTTTGCATGGAGTTGACGTTCACATTCTCGGTATCCTGCAAATCACCGGCTTTGAAATCTATCGGAGAACTATATTCACAACGTCCGAAACGAATGAATTTGTCTTCTATCCACCATTCGCATTCCCATGTTTCAGCCATTTGAGTAAGAGCATCAATTAGATTCGTATTATTATAGGATACGAGTTTAGAAGATTGTCCCACCGTATCGTCTATTTTAAAAATAAACTCTTGGTTCCTAAATTTATAACCAAGAACATTCAAGTTGTCAATAAAGACTTTTAAATGAGTTTCAAGAGTAGCTGTCAGATTCCATCCAGCTTCTCTTCCTGCATTCTCCGGAGTATAGAAAAATTTCTTGTTCTTCCATTTCCAATAATAAGCATCTAAACGAAGCTCGTAATCATAACCACCTGTAGTAGTATTATAAACAGGTTTATAAAGATCTATAAGCTCAAATATACCTAGCTCATTATCTATTCCGTCTCCTAAGTTGAAATAAACAGGATGTTCCAAAGAAAACTTTAAAGTTATATAGTCTTCTTGCATCAACGTGAATTTACGCTTTGATCCCTTGTTTATAGGAGTAGAAAAGCGAATATTTCCGGTGGCATCTTTAATATCTACTGTCATACTGCTCTATCATTTGGGTTGGGTTCATTCAGTTTAAGAGTAAACTTGCCAATACCACGCATAAATTGGCTGAATTGGCTACACGACAGATAAATGGTTCTGTAAACCAAGTCCGGTTGATACTTTGTTGCTATCTCCAGCCTTCCCTTAGTCAGTTCCTCGCAGAAGCTACGGTAACGTTGGAAAAATTGCTCTTCCGTGTCGGCCGTCAGATGTAGTTGTAACGTCAGATCACGAGTGTCCATCACCGGGTTGGTCACCGTCACCCGCTTACCGTGATCCAAACGGCTCTCATTCTCTAAATATGCCTTATTGGCTGAAGGAGTCATGAGAAAGGACAGAGAAGTGCTGTCCATACTAATGCCCCATGTGATATAGGCATCTTTTCCATTAATGTACAATTCGTCTTTCATACTTATATTCCGTTTTTAAGTTTTAATGAGAGCAAAGATAGAATCAAAGGCAATACTCAAAAGAAAAGCTTTCTTTGAATCCGTGACACTTACGTTAGAGTCACGAATTTGATAAAATAGAAGAATCATGGAATCATTCGGTAACGAAATACTGTGCAACTTACCTTCCTTATAAATTAGGCATCAAAAATGTAACTATAATATAATGCGGTTCATCAATTCCACCTAATTCTCGAAATACCGATGAATAAAGCAATAGCGGGTGAAAGCAAGGGGGAAATGCAGGTGAAACAGAACATTATCGGTTTCACCTTGTCTTTGTAAAACATCCCTTGAACTAAAACCAATATCATTATAGCTAATCCGGATATACTTATACAAAATCTACTATCAAGGAGTTAATATCCTAGTTGTCAATCACTAATACTTGAACTATTGGAGTTATATACCCAATACGTTGGATCTATATATCCTACAAACGGTATCAAAAGTCAGTGATGCCGTATTGCTTTATTTGCCGGTGTAGCACCGGAACAAGACTTCCTTGTAAGATATATTGCCATCTTCCATTCCATATCCGATACAGTGAGTATATGCATTTCTAATACAGTACAGAATCGAATAAAATTTGCCACTGGATATTTATTTTCAATCTTTCCACGTCCTCTTTCACCTTTTCTCTGTATCTTCGATGAATAAAGAGTTTGCGGGTGAAGGGCAACAAGCTCACCGCCTCTTCACCTACAGCGATTAGTTTCAAAAATAGTTTCACCGTATGAAACTATTAGTTTCTCGGTGTGAAACACTTCGTTTCACTACTGGAAACACTTTGTTTCTCGGTGAGAAACGAAGTGTTTCAAATAGGGTTGAAACTAATTACGAAATAGTTTTACTAATATTACTCAATTATGTAATCAGAAAGCAACAATCTAATTGAATTCTTTCTTTAAATATACACAAGAAGAGATGGCTTCACAGTATTCTGTGTATAAACAAAAAATATATATTTACCCTTAGATTTCTTGCTATCTTAATAATATTCCGTACATTTGCATCCAACAAACAATAAACAACTAAAGACTATAAAATATGAAAAATCTTTTATTTCTCGTAGCAATAACATTCACCATGTTATTCACAGCCTGCTCTAAAAATGACGAATCAAAACTAACCGATGAGGAAAAGGCACTCGCACATCAAGAAGAGATGTACCAGGCTATGAAGAAGGATATCGTAGGGCATTGGAAAGGAGCGCAACAATTCGACGAAAAATGGAGTGGCGAATGGGAAGATATTCCTTATGGCGGTTGGAGTCAAGAATATATATTTAATTCCGATGGAACTTTTACAGATATACATTCATTCAGATTGCCTTATAAAGGTACATATTCTATTTTGAAAAACGAAGATTATGCCAAAAACACAACAAAATGTGAACTGTTTCTTATTATCACAACTGATATGTATTCTTATGGCAGAAAACAAGCTATATGGATGGAAGACAAATATCTACGCATAGTCCCTCAAAATTCGGGAATACCAGGCAACGAGTATAGTGGAGGTGAAGCTTCCATTCGTTACAAAAAAGAATAGTTCAAAATTAAAACATTCTCAAACGTTTGAAGAACTCACTATTTACATTAAACCTGTTGAATGATTTCTTCTCTATGTGTACTCAAGAAGAGATGTTCCCCTGTATTCTGTGTATAAACAAAAAAATATATATTTACCCTTAGATTTCTTGCTATCTTAATAATATTCCGTACATTTACATCCAACAAACAATAAACAACTAAAGACTATAAAACATGAAAAATCTTTTATTTCTCGTAGCAATAACATTCACCATGTTATTCACAGCTTGCTCTAAAAATGACGAATCAAAACTAACCGATGAGGAAAAGGCACTCGCACATCAAGAAGAGATGTACCAGGCTATGAAGAAGGATATCATAGGGCATTGGAAAGGAGCGCAACGCTTCGACAGAAAATGGAGTGGCGAATGGGAAGCTATTCCTTATGGCGCTTGGGATCAAGAGTATATATTTAATTCCGATGGGACTTTTACAGATATATATACACCTAAAATTACGCGTGAAGGTACATATTCTATTCTAAAAAACGAAGATTATGCCAAAAACACAACAAAATGTGAACTATTTCTTATTATTACAACTGATATGTATACTTATGGAAGAAAACAAGCTATATGGATGGAAGACAAATATCTACGCATAGTCCCTCAAAGTTCAGGAATACCAAGCAACGAATACAGTGGAGGCGAAGCTTCCATTCGTTACAAAAAAGAATAGTTTATTCTCTTGTAAATGATTGCAAGGAAGATGCCACAATTGAAAAAAAATCCCAACTTTAGCAAGTAAACTACTAAAGTTGAGATTTTTGTAATAAAGAATAGAAGGTTACAGTTTTTTTGTATTCCGATCTATATTATCCAATTTTTCCCCAAAGCCTTGAATCACTTTCGTATATTTAGCAATATCTTCCAAATGTCCATTGGAAATTACCGCCAGATTCCGCATGTCCGATAAGATAAAGTTGCCATCGGAAGTAGCGGTACACAAAACTGATAAACTTCCCAAAGCAAACTGCATGGAATTCTTAATCTCCTCATTCGATATTTGCAAAGCAGTGAAACGACCATTAAGTTCACTACCAGTGTCTTGAGACATTGTTTGAAATCCTCCATTCGTACCTTGCTGACCAGAACTCTCCCCTGCATTTCCATATCCGGTTATTTCTGCAATTCCATCCCGAATACTGATCCCTTGTTGCACATATCCTTCCCAAACGGAACGATATTGATCTATTTGTTCTTCTCTCAATTTGCCTTTTTGTGTTTGAATATCCCTTGCTATTCCGTTATACCAACCTTCTAATTCCTTATTAAGAAGATCGCCAATCGCAAAATTCAGCAATGCCCGTTGCATATATCCAGCAAAATCTTCAGAGAACCCCTTGGCATCCTTATCCATATCCATCAAAGAATTGAGGAAACTATCCCGGAGAGAATCAAATGACATCTGCATGAGGGATGTATGGATCTTGTCTGTAAGTTCATCTAACTTTCCTGCTTGATCAGCAAAGTCTTCCAACTTTTCCATCACACGCTCACCATAGCCTCCCTTTCCTGCACTTTTAATCTGCTCATAGATACTGGCATTACTCAAAAGAAGGTTCATATCTTCGGGGCTTAAGTCCCATAAAGATTCTGTACCCGAAAAATTACCATCTACATTCTTACGTGCCCAGTCCAACTGCTCCGCAGTCCATTCCATATAGTAGTTCCAACTATGGTGGCTACTGCTATACCTCGCTTGCTCCTTCGCTATCTGACGCATATTGTCATTTTGTTCTTCTTGATAAGCTTTTGCTTCTTGGTAAGCATTTATCACTTCTCCTCCAGCCGCGTCATCCATCACCGTAGTCAGTCGATCTATCGATTTTCCCAATATTTCATTCCGATCCGTCAACTTATCAATCGCCTGTTGCACTTCCTTGGCATTGCTACCATTAATAGAATCCATCAAAGAACTAAACCCGCCGAAAGAAATAGCATCAAATATTTTACTAATCCCCGAGAGAAGAGATTCTCCAATAGTGACGAACAAGTCTCCCGACAGTACATCATCAAGAATACCGGAAATGGCATTGAACACTGCATCCAGCAGTCCACCTACCAAATTGCTCAAACCATCTTTAAGCACATCAATGATAGACAAAATCCATCCAATAATAGGAACTTCTCTCAAATTTTCAGACGTTTTTCCTATCGCGTCCTTCATCCCATTAGACGCCTGAATAATCCCACTATACGCACCACTCAAACTACCGGAAGACAATTTGGATAGTCCTTGAACAACATTATCCATATTCTTCTTGAGATTCGTGGCAGTTTCGGATAAACTTTGATTGTTCTGCGTGACGACACTTGTCTGCTCTTGTACATGATTCGATGCCTCATCAGCATTTCTCTTCGCCGTGTTTAGAGTTTCTTTAGCAGCATCCTGTTCTGCTTGGCTACCTTTCTTTAGCGCTTGCTCATAATCCTCTTGCGCTTTGACGAGTTTTTCAATAGCTACCGCCTCTTCTGCTTTGGCCTCGTTGAGTGCACGAAGCGAATCCTGATATATCTGAACATCCTGTCCCAGTTTCTTAAAACTGTTCCCTCCAGGTTCACCTAAGATACTTTCCATCTTTTCAATAGAACTTAAAAATGCAGTTTGGGCCTCAACATTCGTATTCGTAAACTCTTTAGTTTGCGTATAGGCTCTAGCCTTGTCCAACTCCGGTTGAATATAGCTGCTCGCTATACCGCCAAACTCACTAAAAACAGTCACCCAGTCAATATTGGCTTGCATTGCTGCCGTTTCATGTTGGGCAGTCGATTTCTGACGTTGTCGCTCAAGTGTTTTCACTTCCGGGCTTTCTGCTCCATGTTCCGCTGTTGCTTTTCTTATCTTTTCCGCATAGTCTTGAGCCATAGCCAATTTCTGCTGCTGATACGTGCCATAGATTTTCAAATACTCGATCATGGCTTGTTTTTCAGATTCGATATTGGCTTTCCCCTGTCGTTCAGTTTCCTCTTTCTCGGATATCAACGTTTGCTGCTCTTTTTGATGAGTGACAGCCATTTGCCGGGCATTGGCAGTTCGAGGTTGAGGTACTTTCGGAGCGACGCCCAACCCTGCCATCAGATCCGACGCCTCCTTTTCACTTTGTAAACTTAGCAACATCAGTTCTTCCATTTCTTTCTTCGATGCTTCAACCTGTTCCTTAGAAAATACGTACATAGCATTACGGAAATTCTTGAGGCTTTCGTTGGCTTTCATAATATAATAACCTTCCCCCCCTATAGGTGCCTTGTATTCTACATCTACAGCATCATCTTTCTCTTTTCTGGCAACTGCCATAGATGCACCCACTAATCTAGCTGCTACTTCCTTCCTCTTATCTTGGTAGGCCAAAGAGGTAGCTTTGGCAATTTGAGCTGCAATAAACGTGTCTTTATTGTCAACTAACAACTGTTGAGCATCATACCCATTACGGATAGACACGCCCAATTCATCGAAAGCCTTTTTATTCTTGACAATGAATTGCCGCTGAGCGTCCATATTGTCACCCAGCGATTGAAACTCGGTAGACAACTGCTCGATGGTAGCTATCGGCTGGGCAGCATGATTCTGTACAATTCTATTAAAAACATCCATACTGTCGTTCAATTTATTCTGCTCTCCTCGCTGTGCTTTGGTGAGAGACGTTATGAGGGAATAAATATCTGCTAACGTAGAAATAGTACCCAAAACGGGAATAGCTTTACTAACCGCTGTCTTTATGCCACGAAAAACTCCCGACCAGCCCAAACCGGCAATAATCCCTATGGAAGCAAAACTAGCAGTTATTGTCTTAAATGATTCACTAGTTTTTTGTTCTTGTTTCTCTATATCTGTTGCAAGTGTACGTATAGACGAATCTATCTGTTCCGTTTCCTTGATAAAGGATTCACTATTACCTTCTATTTTAAAATTTAAATTTGCCATAATACTTCTTATTTTTAAATTATTATTCACTAATCATCCTCCGTACCAAGTCTCGGTTCGCAGGATCATCCGCATTGATCACTTCCCCATCTCCCCTACCCAATTTCTTGCGTTCATCGTCACTTAGATACACTGTCGTGATAGCGTCTGCCAATAACAAGCTCAAGTTAACATAGCTAATACTCCACAACACGTAATCCATCGTCCACCCATAGCGCTGACAGGCGAAGTCTATTAACAAGCCATAAATACTTTTTCCACCAAAGGTAACACTATGCCCCTCACCTTTGATATGATTGATTTGCGCCTTCAACTTGCGGTCGGCATCAAGACCGAAATAATGAACAAATTCCTCCACCTTATCGGCAGAGAGAATGACAGTCAACAGGGTAGCTAAGTCATTAACAGACACTTTCTTTCTAAAAAAAATGGCACGCTGAGAAACTTTCTTAAAATCCATGACATCCCTTTTCTCATTGAAGGTAGAGTAGGCGATAATTTGACAGACGGTTTCCTGTTTATACCGACAAACTCTCAGAGCTTCAGCAAACGGATTGAGTGACAATAGCTTCGTATTGATATTCATGGCAAGGTAGAGATTCTTAAGGATCTGCATCCTGCCCAATGTAGATGGGTAAAGACTAAAAGAATACTTACCTACACTAAAGCGGATAGGCTTCTCGATAATAGCATCAGAGATGCTGATTTCGATTTCTTTATTGATATTCATAGCGTTATTGATAAAAAAGAGGGTGCATCATGAAGACACACCCTCAAGGTTAGAGAATCAGTTCATTACACCGCAGGTGCAAGATACGGTTTCACCTGGTTGCCCGATGCCGGTTTCAACACGTCTACAGTGTATTTCCATTTCTTACCTTCGGCAGTGTCATAAGATTCCTCAAGAGAAACCACGGAGCGCTCAATCAAGATACCTTCGCAAGTGGTATCTTCAGGAGTAAGACGGAAAGCATATTCGCCCTCAACTACTCCATCTGAATCTTCAATCGGTTTCTCACGATCCTTTGCAGCACGGATTTCAAACTCAAACGCATAGGTATTTCTTGCATACTTAACAGCTTCATTTTCACCTCCTTCTACTTTAGCTTCTTTCTTTTCGCCTTTAGTAGGAGTAAGTTTGGTTGAACTTTCTACTGGGTCATACGCAAGTTTTGTCCATGTTGTAGGTGCAGCTCCGTTAGCTCCACATTTTCCAAACTCAATGGTGGGTTTTCCCCAAGATAATTGTGCCATAATTCAAATTGTTTAAATTTTTAATTAAATAAATTATATATAAAAAAGCTAGCTTTTGATCTTTTCTTTTTTGCAGTTTCTGCAGAAACCTTGTTTTCTAATTCGTTGGTAAAAGTACTGCCATTATTGACAACTGTACTATTTTCAGTTCTCCTAACTGTGACATCTCAACGAAAGTCATAAAATAGGAATGTAAGGCAACATTCCTCGACCTTCTAACTGCTTCCATATACTAGCATAAATAAGATCTACCTCTTCTTTAAATACTCTGTAATTATCATAAGTGGGTACCAGATTCTTTAAAAGATTGGACACTGCGGACTTGGACTTATATCCGAATAATTCCGTCAATATATCCCGAATGCCATTTGGTATTCTATGTCCGGTCAAGCTAATAGGGGAATAAAAGAAAATAATGATAATCAGAAATTGCATTTTTTTATCAGTATTAAGCTTACCTCCATCTCCATTATAACCAGATAATTCACAGAACCATTCGAAGATTTGCGGAATATATTCCAAGTCAGTAAGCATTGGAGTAGCCAGCTCTGCTTCTTTTCTCTCTAATTCAGATATCTGTGTATGTACAGATATCAATTCTCTAATTCCCAAAATTTTATCCATCATTGCATTAGTTTTTAGTGTTATTATTTCATTAATTTGTCATTTTGCAAGGCTTCTTTTTCTTTCTCCTCAATGCGTTTGCCCCACCCCCACATCATAGCTGAATAAATCACAGTCGTGTATAAATGCAATTCCCTTCCATTTGTTATAAAATCGACCCGAAATGCCGCGTTTCTCGCTATTGTCCATACTTTTTCATTGTTTGCCAT